TTGAATTCCCAGGTGACATAGACGATCTTAAAAAGATGGAATACGAACTATGCGAATACTTAGGTTTTAAAAAGCCTGAAGAAAGAACTTATGCAGACTGGCAAAAACATTATGAACTAGGCGCACATGCAGAAATGGATGCAAGCCATGAAACTAAAATGTATGAGCAGTTTGGTACAACAATGATCACAGACTTTCCTGAAATGACATCTCCATTTTGGAACATGAGTAGAAACGAAGGTGGTGCTACTTCTAAAAAGATAGATGTTATCTTAGGAGGGATGGAAACTATAGGATCAGCAGAACGTTCATGTGATGTTGATATGATGAGAGATACGTTCCACACAATAACTGATGGTGGTTATGCAAAACTACTTTTCGAACTGTTCGGCAAAGAACGTGTAGAAGCAGAACTAGAACAATTTTTAAAGTTTGATTTCTTTCCTAGAGTAGGTGGAGGCATTGGTATGACAAGAATGATTAGTGCTTTGGACAAACGATGAGTAAAGAAGAATACGACAAGTACGTTGAACTATTAAAAAGAATACTAAACGTAAAATAATATTCTAGGGTGGTGAAATTGGTAGACACGTATGACTGTTAATCATATGATAGATATACTGCAATTTATTTATCGTGGAGGTTCGAGTCCTTCCCCTAGAGCCAACTATAACGTAATAGATACACACTATTAGACTTTGACATTTTCTTATGCTATAATAATTTAAATATAGCATAAGGAGATATCATGCCACCACGTAATCATAAGAATTGGTTAGCACAACCAAACGTAGAATCAATTAGTAGCACAGCCTACAACTCACCAGAAATATTTGCACAAGAGCAAGAACGTATCTTTTCAAAAGTATGGGTACCTATGTGTCACATCTCAGAGATGTACAACGAACTAGACTACAGAACAACACAGATAGCAGGTGTTAATGTTATTGCATACAACACAGGCAAAGGTGTTAAATCATATCGTAACTATGGTATACACAGTCCTAGTGGTACTTTAGAAGCACCTATTGTAACTGTTGAACCGCAACTACATTGTGAAGTAAAGCACGGAGGTATGGTATGGGTAACACTTGATCCTAATCCAACGCAAAGTGTAGAAGAATGGACAGCAGGTGCATTTGATTGCATTGCTGATGCTATTGACACAGAAGAAATGGAAGTGTTTCATTATCACAAAGCAGTTATAGATACAAACTACAAACTATGGCATGATACCAACAGTGAATTCTATCACGACTTCATGCACTACTTTAATCGTGTGTCAGGTTTCAATGACGAGTACTTTGCACGTAAGAACATACCTTTTGATAACGGACATGTAAATGTAAGTTCATTTACTGTAAACTACGAAGAGTATGAAGGCTTTGAAGATAGAGGCGAACTGTCCTTTCCTAATCTACCACCCAACCAATGGTATATGGTAGATTTGTTTCCAGGCTTTAATTTTAACTTGCGTGGCAGTGCGTATAGAAGCGACTCTGTCACTCCTTTAAGTTGTAATAAAGTTCTTATAGAGTTCAGAGGTTATGGACTACGTAAAGATACGCCAGAAGAAAGACGCACACGTATTAATCATCATAATAGCATATGGGGGCCGTTTGGACGCAACCTACATGAAGACCTAATTGGTGTAGCAGGACAAGGCACAACTATGAGAGAAGGTACAGAAGCACGTAACATATTGCACGGTAGGCATGAGAACGGAACCATACATGATGAAGTTGGCATGCGTCATTACTATAGCGAATGGGGGAAGTATTTAGATGTTGATCCGTATCAGTAAACGCTGGTTTAGACTGTTAGATTGGATATCGCAAGACACCGGACCTAAACATATGGGCAGAAATTAGGCTAAATACTATTACGTTCAGGCAATAGCCCGGAAGTAGCACTAAGCGAAGGAACGCACTTAACTTGTAAAAGGAGAGTGTTATGAATCACAAAGACTTCGAAGTAGCTCGTAAAAAGAGAAAAACAGAATTAGCACATAAAGCGATAATACGCAAAATGGCTGAGAATCGTTTGTCTAGACCAAGAGCTAAAAAAAATATACTTAGTTCAGATCCCAGATTACAACAAATTTAAAAAAATAGGTTGACTTCTATTATAGAAGATAGTATTATAAATACATAATAAGAAGTAAAAGGATTTTGAAACATGTCACAGACTAACACAACATATATTACTTGTTGGCCACCATCCGGGGGTATGTCTTGACATGACTTTGTAAAAAAAGTTATTTCAATAAGCCCCTAGTAATTAATTTTATTAGGGGCTTTTTTTATGGGTGAAGTGTTAATGGTTGCACGTCAGACTCCAAATCTGAAAGACAGGGTTCGATTCCTTGCACCTATGCCAATTTTATCGTCCAAAAGTGGTTGACATTTGTATATACAGATGCTATTATATAAACATAATTAATTAGAGAGGCACAAATGAGAACGCAACCACAGGCTATTATATACAAATTAGAAGCAGACAACAGTCGTCTAGCAAAAGAACAAGTAATCTTAGAAGCAATGGAAGAAGGACTAGATGAGTTCTTTGAAGGTGTAAAAATGGCACTTGACCCACTTGTAACTTTTGGTGTTAAACAAGTTCCTGAAGCAACAGTAGACGGACAAGGTCTGTCGTGGCCTACATTTAAAGAATTAGCAAGGAAGTTAATCAACCGAAGTCTTACAGGACATGCGGCTCGTGATGCAATTATACTTTGTAAAGATACTGCAACAGTAGAACAGTGGAATATGTTTTATAGAAGAATACTAATTAAAGATTTACGTTGTGGTGTTTCAGAAAAGACTGTAAACAAAATTGCAAAGAAGTTTCCGCAATATACTATTCCTACATTTACTTGTGCATTAGCACATGACTCTGCTAACCATGAAAAGAAGATGACTGGTAAAAAGCAAATTGAAGTAAAACTAGATGGTGTAAGAGTACTTGCAGTATGTAAAGGTGGTAAGGTAGAATTGTTTAGTCGTAATGGTAAGCAGTTTCATAACTTCCCACACATTATAGAAGAGATTGAATCAGTACTAGCAGTCAAGCCTGCTCCATATGATTGTGTGCTTGACGGTGAAGTAATGAGCAAAGACTTTCAGGACCTTATGAAACAAGTACATAGAAAAGATGGCAAGGCGGCAACTGATAGTGTGTTGCACTTATTTGATTTTATTCCGCTTACAGACTTTTTGCAAGGTGGTTGGGATAAGCCACAAACATATAGAAGTAATCTTGTTAAATACTGGATAATAGAGAATCAAGACCTTTTAAAGCACGTTACATCGTGTGAATGGGAAGAGGTGGACTTAGATACTACTGAAGGTAATAAACGCTTTGTAGAGCTTAATAAGACGGCTGTAGACGGTGGTTATGAAGGGGTTATGATCAAAGATGTTGATGCACCCTATGAATGCAAAAGAACACATGCATGGTTAAAGGCAAAGCCTTTTATTGAGATAACACTTAAAGTCGTTGACGTCGAGGAAGGCACTGGACGTAACGAAGGAAGACTAGGTGCCGTAATAGTAGAAGGAGAAGACGATGGATACAATTATCGCCTTAACTGTGGGAGCGGTTTCACTGACTCTCAACGTGATGAGTTCTGGACTCAACGTGCTGATCTCGTTGGTCAGTTAATAGAGATTAGAGCTGATGCTAGAACGAAGTCGCAAGATTCTGAAACGTATAGTCTCAGGTTTCCAAGGTTCAAAACCTTTAGAGGTTTCGAAGCAGGAGAAAAAATTTAATCACCGTGAACGTAAAGACGGAGATAAAATGACCGACGTGAAAAAAATGGACGAAGGTTATAAAGGTAAAACATATACAATAAATGGATTAGATGGAGATTTTTAATGAGAGAATGGGTATATGATTGTTGGAACCATATTATGGATGCAGAAGTGAATCCTCTTCGGCATGTTCCTGATTTGCAAGTAAGGCATATGGTTATGCAAATCCTTGCATTTATGTGGTCATCTGTATTTGCACTTTTGATTGCAGATAGCATTATGGCATTTGGTATTAGTGCAATGGCACACGTACTATTGGTAGCCGCAGTAGTAGTTACTGTAGGTACGTTTAAGGTTGCAGAGCACAAACCTAGTTTTTTCCAATGGAGAAGAGATGGTTATCATTCACACGGAAGAGGTCGTGTGTATACAATTTATAGAGATAAAAAAGGCAATGCTATTAAAGTGCCTTTAGATCCTAACGATCCTGGCGGAGAGCATGAATAATGGATGGCAATTTCCTGCTGGTTGGGAACCACGAGTGAGTACAAAAGAAATTGAATTCCTGTGTGGTGATAAAAGTGTTCTAAAAAACTTTCCTATTGTACCAGCAAAGGAATGTTTACCTGATTGGTATAGTAAATTAAAAGCAAATAATGATGATGGTGTTCCAACTATTGCAGGTTGTTGGCCTGTAAGAGATATGGTGACTGCAGGCTATATTATACCAAATGTATTTGAGCAAGAAATTATAGCCCAAACTAATAACGATACAGGTGAAGAAGAACTTGAAAGAGTATTTCCTGTTGAACGTATTGGCGAGTTTATGGAACTACAAAATAAATTTACTGCACCAAGTGCATTTCATCAACACCAACAATGTCCTGTACCTTTACAAGGCAAAAAGAAATCTTATATAAAAATATCTGTACCATGGCGTGTTAAAACACCGCCAGGCTATAGTTGTTTGTTTGTACAACCGTTTTGGCATTTTGATCAAGAGTTTGTTATAATGCCTGCAATAATTGATACAGACGAATTTGATCTAAACAATCTAAACTTTCCTTGTTATCTAACTGATCCTGTAAAATTAATTAAACCAGGTGAACCGTTAGTACAGGTTATACCTTTCAAAAGAGATAATTGGAAGCACACACTTAAATACGAGCGTCCAACACAAAGAAGTAAGATGAACTTATTTCTACACAATATGTATAAAAGAGCTTTTCATCAAAAGAAAAGTTTCCAATAATGGTTGACTTTTTCATAAGTTACATATATATTATAATTATACTGAATTTTTTAGGAGATTAAAATGGCAATTCCAACAAAAAGAAGAAAGGTTAATCGCCGGTCGCCGCATATTAAACGTGGTGGCAAACTTACTGAACCTAGTTGGGAAGGTTGGGAAGAATGGGATGGCGAAAAGTTTCATAGGCACGTAACCTGGGCTAGGGATTGGTATTATCAAAATTATAAGCCTGCAGATTTGTATCCATTTGTTGGCACATGGATGACTAAAAACGGTTACACAAAAGAACAAATAGCACAAGTAAAAGCGGCACCAGGATATGCTTTAAGTATTACTGCAAGTATTTCAGCAAAGATGTTACTGAATGGTATGCCTGATTATAATAAAAAGGAAGATGACTATTGGCAATCGCTTGCTGGTACAATGGGCAAGATGGCTCCTACTACAGTTTTCTTAAAGAAACGTATTGAAGAAGCAATGCAACAAGGTGCTTATCTACTCACACAGAAAAAAGAAGTAGAAGAAGAAAAGAAAAATGTATATAAGCCTAGTATCCAAGAAAGGATACGTGAACAAGTAACTGTTCAAATGGAAGACATTGAAGAATGGCTAGATGGGTGGATAACAGACCCAAAGTCGTTTGACCCTAAAGGGTTTAATTTTAAAAAACATTTTCAAGACTATAGTGTAACACAAGCTCATGCTAGACAAATATCAGGATGGTATGACGATCAGATAGCAGAATACAACGAACTACTAAATTATCCTAGCAAAGCACAATTTGCTAAATTAGATGAACATGCTCAAGACATGTTAGAGCAACTTAAAGAAGGTTATTCTCATCTTAGCAAAGACGATGTAAAAAGAATACTTGAAGCATTAGGAAATATACAAATGGCTTGTCAACTTGTAGTTGATACAAGTAAAGCAACACGTAAGACTAGAAAACGTAAGCCTAAGAGTGCTGAGAAACTAGTTGAGAAGTTAAAATATTGTAAAGTAGATAACAAGAACAGTCTTGCAAGTATTAATCCTGTAGACATTATCTATGCAAATGAGCTTTGGGTGTTTAATGTAAAAACACGTAAGATAGGAAAATATGTTGCAAGTAACATTGATCCACAAGGTCAACAACGTGAAGGAAGCGGATTGAGTGTAAAAGGCACTACGATTATCGGATTCAGCGAAAAAGAAAGTATACAAAAAACACTACGTAAACCTGAAGAAAAGATTAAAGAATTTAAAGAAGCAGGCAAAGTGAAATTACGTACATTCTTAGAAGACATCAATGCAGTAGATATCAAGCTCAACGGTAGGATTAATACGGATACTATACTTCTTAAGGTAAGTTGATAAATACTTACATGAGCCAGATAGACAATATTAGAGAAGGTCTCGCACGTTTAGCAACGACTGTTGAGACTATAGCAAACACACAAGCCGCAGAAATGCCACCCGCAGTAGTTAATAGTATTAGCGGTAATGCAATTCATGGTGGTAAAATTACACTACTAAGAAGCACAGGTATTACTGATAAAGCAACTAGAAATAGTCTGCTTGTAGAAGATGATCTTATTACAGTAGGTAGTATTGATACAGATAACTTAATTGGCGATGTTGATGTAAGTGGCGGATTAAATGTACAAGGACCAATGACCGTTGGTAGTTTACACGTTGAAGAACTAAGCTCAACACAAAAAGTTACACAAAATATTGACTTTACTGCTCAAGGCGGATCCATTGATATGATGGGATTGCAATGGAGACAAGAAGGCCAAGCAACTAAACAAATTGTATGGCGCGGAGATAGATTTTATATTAGTAACACAATTGATTTACACAGGAATGCAGTAATTGAAATAGATAATATTCCTGTGTTAAGTGCAGATAAACTAGGTGTTACTATTAAGCATAGTGAACTTGAAACTGTAGGCACACTAAATGGTTTGCGTATTGCAGGCGATCTAAGTGTTGACGAGTTTGTAACATACGACAGTGGAACAATGCGTTTTGCTATTGGTGCTGAAGCACCTAATGCACAATTAAGTGTAGCAAGTAACGAAGCAGAATTTGTAGTTGATCCTGATTTTGATCATGTAAGAGTAGGTGCATTTACTACAAGTAAAATGAGCTTGATTACTGACAACAAAGAACGTATTGTTATTAAAGAACAGGGCGGAGTTGAAGTAAAAGGCACATTAGGTATTAACGTGCAATATCCTGGTAATGATGTAGATTTACAAGTAGCCGGTGCTATTAGATTTGCAGATAAGAGATTAGCAGTAGGAAACGAAATGCCTACTACAGGAAACAACAATCAAGGTGATATTGTATATGATAGCAATCCAGTAGCAGATGGTTACATGGGTTGGGTCTGTGTAGCAAGTGGCACACCTGGTACATGGAAAAGATTTGGGAAGATAGAAGCATGACAGCATTAGTAAACATAAGTGCAGATAACGTTCACGCAATCAAAGAAGGACTAAATGATTTAGGTAATGCACTTCTATCAATCAACGCAATCGCAGGAGATGATACGACATCAAGACTTATTATCGACGGCGGTGGCATACTTAAAGTACAAGGTAATACAGATACTGTATTTGAAGGCAGTGTAGGTATTGGGGTATCGGCAGTAACAAACGGAGTATCCCTGGAAACTAACGGTCCAGTTAGATTTCAAAATAAGAGACAAGAAGTTGGAGACGGTATTCCTACTATTGGACTTTACAATCAAGGTGACATTGTATGGCATGATGCACCTGCACCCGGCGGTAATTTAGGTTGGATATGTGTACGAACAGGCACGCCAGGTGAGTGGCGATCGTTCGGAACAATTTCTGGTTAAATTACAATTTAATCAATAGAAAACGTTCATAAATATTATGCGATGTAAAACTTTGAGTTTACATTATTTCAACCGAATAGAGGCAAAATAAATGATAATAGACCAAAAAAAAATTGATAAAATAGAGGCTCAGGTAGCAATCTGGGATATGTTCGCACGAGTTGTGCCAATTGTATTCCTAGTATTTGCTTTAGGATTAGTATGTTTAGGCATTATAGATTGGGAAGAGGCTTTCTGGGCGGCGCTAGGAGTGTTTGCTGTAACAGCAGTAACTTGGTGGTTCTGGACAATATATACTATAAGACTTTTAGTACAGACATTACATAGAGCAAGTAAAAATTTAGGCGAAGTTAGGGAAGAGTTCAAAAAAATTAGTAAAGAAGTACACGACACTAAACCTACTAAATAGATTTATGTTAGTAATTGGAAACGGTGTCAGCCGTAAAGATATTCCTTTAGATAAAATATACCAAGAAAAGATAGGATGTAATGCTATCTTTAGAGATCATTATGTCCAACATCTAGTATGTTGTGATAAACGTATGGTTAAACAAGCACTATCACATCATGATACAATATACACAAGACAACGTTGGAACGAAGAATTGGGTGTATTAGCATTACCTGACTTAGTACAAAAAGGAACAGAAAGAATGGACGATCCTTTTCATTGGGGTAGTGGACCGTATGCAGTTTTATTAGGAGCAACACTTGCCAACAAAATTGATTTATTAGGATTTGATCTGTATAGCACAGATAGTAAAGTTAATAATATATACAAAGGCACTGAAGGATACAATAGTGCAGACTCACATGCAGTTGATCACAGTTATTGGGTATATCAAATAGCCAAAGTATTTGAATGGTTTCCTAAAAACACATTTAGAATATACAATAATAAAGACTGGCAATTGCCAAAAGAGTGGAATTTGGACAACGTTTCACTTGACATCATAGATAATTTATAGTATAATAAGTACATTAACATCACAGAGGACTTTATGCGTCGACCCTCTTTAAATACTCCGCCGTTTAATATAGGAGACAAATATGAGTTATTATAGTACAAAAACATACGGACACAACATAGGCTTATCAGCAGTGTTCAGACAACCTAATGCAGATCATTCGCATTGTCATTTACTGCACGGTTACAGTTTACAATTTAAATTTACATTTGGTTGTTCAGAACTAGATAATAAAAATTGGGCTGTCGACTTTGGTGGCTTGAAAAAAGTTAAAGCATGGCTTGAAGATTCCTTTGATCACAAACTTTGCATAGACAAAGCAGATCCTATGAAAGATGATTTGCTAGAACTTGAATCAAAAGGACTTGCAGAGATTAGACAGTTTGATGGTGTTGGTGCAGAAAAATTTGCAGAACATGCATGGGCATTTGCAGACAAATTAATTAGAGAAGCAACGAACGATCGCTGTTGGGTTGAATCTGTCGAGTGTGCTGAGCATGGAGCAAATAGTGCAATCTATACTCCTTTCGAATCACAGAAGATTAGATTTAATGGCTAAGGTTGATAAAAGCCAATATACTAAAGCTCAATGGAGATTGATACGTGATGCTAGGCGTAAAGAAAAAGAACAACGCAGAGCTGAAAAAGAACGATTTAATAATCCCCCGGTTGAGGCCGTAATACCTCCGCAAGAGCCAATGGTAAGCTCTTTTCCAAAAACAGACACAACTAACTATGTGGTTTGTTTAAAACATGGCAGTAAGTATTCATCAGAGTATGTCAATAAACTTTATAGCATGTGTAAAAGGCATTTAACAGTTCCTTATGAATTTGTTTGCTTTACAGACGACCTACGTGGTATTGATGCTAATATCAAAACCATTACACTAAAGGAGATAGGTGTGTCGGGTTGGTGGTATAAGCCTATGTTCTTTGACAAGAACTTTCCTCTTGATGGTACTTTACTGTACATGGATTTAGATATTGTTATTAATGCAAATATAGATAAGTTGTTTACATACAATCCAGATAAGTTCTGTATTATCAGAGACTTTAATCGTTCACTACGTTCTGATTGGAATAGAATGAACAGTAGTATTTTTAGATTAAAATCACGATCAATGGGTTATGTGTTTGACAACTTTATGGAAAGTGCAGATATGAACATGCGTAGATTTCATGGAGACCAAGATTGGATTTACGCTGAAGTAGGCCCTAATAAAAAAGATTGGATGTTTTGGCCAGACGACTGGATCTTAAGTTACAAATGGGAAATGAGAGATAGGAGCGATTTAGTGAAACTTACAAATAAACCTCGTAACTTCGTAGATAAAAAAGATCCTAAACTTCTACCGAAGACATGTGTAGCAGTATTTCACGGTGAACCACACCCACACCAATGCGAAGATAATTGGGTAATAGAGAACTGGCGATGAAAAAATTTATATTTGATGTAGACGGAACACTAACACCAAGTCGTGGTAAGATTGATAAAGCATTTGAAGAATGGTTTCTAGACTTCTGTACATGGCATGATGTATACCTTGTGACAGGTAGTGATAACCCTAAGACTATTGAACAAGTAGGAGAATCTATAGGTAATGCTTGTAAGAGAATTTACAACTGTTCAGGTAGCGATGTATATGAGCAAGGAAAGAATACTTATACAAGCGAATGGATTCTACCTGTAGATGCTCGTTCATGGTTAGAAGATAAACTTGAAGAAAGTTCTTTTCCTTTACGCACAGGATTACATATTGAAGAACGACCTGGTATGGTTAACTTTAGTATCGTAGGACGTAATGCAACATTGGCAGAACGTAAAATGTATGCTGAATATGATACAAAATTTAAAGAACGTAATCTTATTGCTGAACTGTTTGAAGAACGCTTTCCAAAAATACAAGCAAAAGTAGGTGGAGAGACAGGAATTGATATTTTTCCTTTAGGTAGTGATAAATCACAAATACTTAGAGACTTTGATCCTAACGATGAACTACACTTTTTTGGAGATGCAATGCATTCTGCAGGAAATGATTATCCTTTGAAGAAAATAATGCTTGACAAAGACCTAGGAATTTGCTATAATGTAAGGGATTATGAACATACATGGGAACTACTAAAGACAATATGATAAGACGTATAGGCTTTGCCTGCAAATACATGCACCCAGATCAAACGCAGAAGAAGAAACTGCTAGAAGAAATTCAACGACCGCTAAATACTCGTAGCACAACAGTTCAGTGGCTAAACAGACAAACACGTGAAGTTGCTGAAGAAAGGTTGTGGGAACTAATGGTTCATAACATTCAGTCTTACATGAACCTTATTACCTATGTTGGAGGACTACCACATGAGCTTAGAATGGTTAGATTGGGTAGCGATGTACTTCCTGTTTATACCGAGCCTACTTGGTGTTATTTTTGGCGCAAGCCTGATGTTATTGACTACTGCGAAAAAAACTTCGCGAACGTCGGCAAACAGGCAAGAGCCCTCGATGTCCGATTATCGATGCACCCAGGCCAATTTACTGTACTTGCAAGCGACAACGAAGAAATAGTTGAGAGGAGCATAGAAGAATTTGAATATCACACCAATGTCATCAGGTGGATGGGATACGGGCGTACCTTCCAAGACTTTAAATGCAACGTCCATATATCCGGTAGGCAAGGTCCAGCCGGTATCAAACACGCAGTTAACACAAGACTTTCTCCAGAAGCGAGAAACTCGATTACGATCGAGAACGATGAAAACAAATGGGGACTCGACGCTAGTTTGGAACTCGTCGATACCTGTGCATTGGTACTCGACATACACCATCACTGGTGCCGTGAAGGTGAATATATATCTCCCACCGACGATAGATTTGCTCGCGTAATAGACAGCTGGCGAGGTGTACGTCCAGCAATACATTATTCATACAGTCGCAACGAAGCATTGCCTGCAGAGTTTGCACACAACACAAAGCCTAACATGCCTGCACTATTAGAAGCAGGATTCAAGAAAGCAAAATTACGAGCCCACAGTGACTACTATCCTAACAACAAAGTTAACGATTGGGCTTTATCATTTTTAGATTATGCAGATATTATGTGCGAGTCTAAATGCAAGAACCTAGCCAGTATTGCACTACATAAATACTTAACCAAAGGAGATATATGGCAGGACAAAGAGGACCAGCAGGCAAACCAAAACCTAAAAACTGGAAAAGAGCTATTGATGGCGTAGAAATAAAGCCAACAATGCATTACGGTGCTAAAGGTAAAATGCTATGTGGATCGGTAAATGGCGAAATGGTAGTTGATGAAAATGGTCAACCTATACCTTTTGCTTCTATCAAACATACAGAAATCTTAGGAGGATAATATGAAAAATTGGATTAAAGCAAGAATGGAAGAGCGTACATCAATCGATGGTGCGGCTCTTATTGCATTAGGATTAATAGTTCTTATTGCAGGACCATTTGCAAAGATTGCGGCATATGCGGCTATTGCATACGGTGCATGGACTATTTGGAAAAAAGAAGACTAAATCTCGTCAATTCTTATATCAGATCCTGCTGGTAAATTTAATAATTTACGCTGTTCAACACCTTTACGTTGAGCAAAACGCTTAGGATCACAACTAGGGCAAACGTGGACATAGAAGTTATCTAAACGCTTCGGATCTACTTTGCCCTTTTCTCTTTTAAATTCTTCTTTACAATCATCACATTGAAATACTGCATAACTACGTACACGTTTGTATGGATGAGACTTTCCTGTCTTGCTTTTACGAACGTAAAAACGTATTTCTTTTTCAATTCTTTTGAACATATTAGTATTTATTTACATTCGGATTATAAAAGATTACATAAATACATAGGAGCAAGGCAATGAGTGTAGTATTTTTAACAGAATCCGCAAAGGAACAAATGAGCAATATGCTTGAAGAACACCAGAAAAATGCAGTAAAACTAGCACTTCAAGGTGGCGGTTGTGCTGGATTCAAATATGATTGGACGTTAGAGGACGCACCCAAAGAAGACGACGAGGTAATTGATCTACCAAACGGAAAGTTTTTAATCGATAGTATGAGTATAATGTATCTAATAGGTTCAACTGTTGATTATAAAAAAGAAGTATTTGGATCATACTTTGATATTAAAAACCCTGCAAGCACAAGTAGTTGTGGTTGTGGTGAAAGCGTAGGATTTTAAAAAATGGCAAAACAAGATATTTACTTAGGTGTTGAGGGTAACGACGGAACAGGTGATAGTATACGTGAAGCGTTTCGTAAAGCAAATGAAAACTTCACAGAACTATATGCTGTGTTTGGACAAGGCGGAACAATTAGTTTTACCGCACTTAACGACACACCAAACGCAATTACACCAGGTGGTGTTTTAGTTGGAAATACAACAGGTACTGAGATACTAGCAAAAACGCTTTCAGCTGGTACAGGTATTGCTATTGACAACTCAAGTTCATCAAACATTACAATTTCAAATACTGGTGCAAATATTAACGCAGATACAAGTCCGATACTGGGTGGACCATTAAGTGGTAACCAAGTTTATGCTATTGGTAAGATTGCTACTTCACCAGAAGCTATTGCAGAATTTAATACTACACATGGTAGTGCAATTACAATTAACGACCTTGTTACAGATAAAAAATTCCAAGACCAATACTACGCACCAAACGTAACATTTGAACCAACTAAGCCTGTGTATGCTAGAGAAGAACCTGCCAACGCAGGCGAATACACAAAAACTATTGCAGAATATAGAGCAGGTAATCTTGTAATTAACAATCACGGATTTGATTATAGTATCAACGGAACAAAATGGAAGTACTCAACAACTGGTACTCCACCAAACGGATTATCCACTAACACAGATTATTATTTAAGATTTGTAAACGAAGATCAACTAAGTGTACACACATCTAAAGCAGAAGCACAAAACAACAACGATACATCTCGTGTTAGAATTAATATCGGTTTAGGTACACAGACATCAGTAAGTGGTATTGATATTGTACAAGACACTGCATATGATAGTAGTTATTACGGATTTTATAAAACAGACGAAACATTACCAAGAAGTGCAACAGTAAGACGTCAAGGTGACGACATGACTGGTGCATTATACTTGCATGATCATCCAGGCGACTTAGCAGGTATTGATACAGGTGATATTGTAGATAAACAAGC